TGCGATTATATTCACCATACTTAAGGTCAAACACAATGGCATCTACAATTAATCCAATATCGCGCTGACATTTAGATTCTAGATATTCAAAATTGTACCAGATTGAACCGACACCGGCTGTATCAATATTGTTGTTGATCCAAGCAGTGATTTCGTTTTGTATAAATGTTCTGTTTAAATCTAATAGTGTAGCGGCCGCGTCGTAGTTTCCAGGATTATTAATAGGTGGATATACTGGTGCATCAGTATCTGAAAGATAATGATAGGCATATAGTTTAGTAGCAGTAGTTAACCCATCTATGACTAGATCTCTACGGAATTTTTGGAACGCCCAAGGGCTTGAACTTATGCCTGGTAATGGTCTGAAAACCACTCTACGAAATTCATCACCAACAATAGAACAGTTTTGTGGTACCTTTAACGGATAGTTTTCATAGTATTCTCCGCTTTCTACCAAGATAGAAATCTGAATACTTTTACTAATGTCACCGTAGGATATAACTTCGTCAGTTACAAAGTTACCAAATTTTATGTCAACGTCGAATATTTCATTGCCATCGCTGTCTAACGCACCTGTGTGTGATAATATCTGTGCCAAGGCGCTAGAAGTTTCTCCTCGAAGAAACAGACCTTCACGAATGTCTCGACCACGTATAGCTTCGGGAGTATTAGTTAAAACGTCTCCGGTGAAATCAGTTCGGTATCCATCTGTGCGAATCCTAAATCGAGGCAGATTCACTAGCAGAGTGGGCAAGGAAGTAAAACCTGATCCTTTATCAGTGATAGTGATACTAGTGATCACTCCACCGGCAACCACGGCAGTACCAAATGCGCCACTACCACCACCACCCGTAATACGCACAGATACTAAACCGTAGCCTGTGCCACCACCACCAGGAGCAATAGAGACTGAGGCTACTTTGTAGGTTAAATCAAACGATGCTCCAGTGCCGATAGCGCCAATTCCCAGAGGTGCTGCAGATGTTGAGATAGTAGTAGATACCGCGGTTGTTCCAGGTAGTGCAGTGTATATTCCGGTAGATATTATTCTAAATGTAGAAATAGCACCTGGTGTTGTAAGAGTTGTTAACACCTGTATTGTAGCTGTGCCAGTGCCAGTGCCACCAGTTACTGATAGTATATCACCTGGAAAATAGTTAGTTCCTACTCCGTTGAGTTCGGCAGTGTCTATACTCATTCTCAGTATACCAGAAAATCCCGAACCTGATCCAGGAGCTTCGCCGATACCATCCAACGTACATGTACCTAGACCATTGTTAAATGTCAATATCTTTTTATAAGGTCCTATCTCTGCAGGTCCTTCTAGAACCAATTCTTCTGCACGTCTTAGTGCAGCTTCCAGCGTTCTATAAGCATAGGCCAATGCTCGTCCCTGCAGAGCTTTGGAAACACCGGGTCTATCATCAGAACCACTTAGAGCCACATACAGATTCACTGAACTACCAAATGCAGATGAATCAACGTATTGTTTAGTGGCTGCAATTAGTCCACCGTAAAGTTCGTCGTCGTCGGGTTCGGGACTGCGTGATAGTATCAGCGGACCACTCATAGTACCAAAAGAACCGTCTACTAGTCCTGTTTCGGGGTTAACAGCAGAAACACCTGCTCGAGATATCTTTGAATCTGCATAATTTTTGTTAACCAATTCATGTTTGTAGATGGGACTTAACGGAGATATTGTTGTTCCAGCATCAATAATTCTGTATTGATTTCCGCCTGACCTCATGGATAGGTCACCGCCTAACTGAGGAGTAGGATCAGCTACTATTTCTGAAAATTCGCTGTTGATAGTGATTTCGTTGGGATTGGTAGTGAAGTCTATGCTGACTCCAGCACCTGCGACCAATCGCTTAAACGACAATCCGGATTCTGTGTTGTTAACAGTAACTAATGGAGTGGATCCGGTAACAGGATCATTCTGACCTACATATGTTTCCGGAGTGTCATCTAGGCCGATAAAAGTGAGGTTTTCACCTAGCCCTAGAGAACTATAAAGTTCACGGAAGTTGTCGTTGACTTTTCTGAATGAATCTCTTATGCTATCACCGGTACCATCATTGCCAATAGCACCGATATCAATTGTCTTTCTTGCCATAGTTTTTCCTAGGATTAGCAGTTGCTGAGTGTATTTAGCCCAAAGTTTTATAAGCCTAATGTAAATACACGATGTTTATCAAAACAGAAATCCAACAGAATTATTATGTTAGACTCAGTAAACTAGGTCATCGGCATGAATATGTGAGAAACAAAATCGCAGTGATTTTGAGATGTGATAGTTGCGACTCAGAATTTGTCCGAGATCTCAAGCACATGGATAAGAAGCGTCTCAGCAACAATTATTTTCATTGCTGTACAGAGTGTGATTCTAAAAGATTTGCTCAACGAATAGGAGTGGAGCAGAAAAAAATCTGGGATATGCCCGCTAGTACGACTTTGCCTGTGAGCAAGTACTAAATACAACTCCAAGGAGAATTCATTATGGAAATGTTATTAGCGATTGCAGTTGTAGTTGTTATCGGTGCTCTTGTGTATTTCAACAGAAGTTCTAAGACTCTTGATGTAAACAATGACGGTAAGGTAGATCTTGCTGATGCTAAAACTTCTGTTCAAAATGTGGTAGAAGGTGTCAAAGCTGCTGCTGATGTAAACAAGGACGGGATAGTAGATGCTAAAGATACCGCCGTGGTTGTTGACAAGGCTAAAACAGAAGTTAAAAAAGTAGCTACAAAAGCCAAGGCTGCTGTTAAGAAAGCAACAACTCGCGGTCGCAAGCCAACGTCTCTGTAACTTTTTTATCCTGCTCGTATAGAGCAAATGAGGCCAAGTTCTTGGCCTTGCTTTCGCACATGATGTCTGCCCACGACCTATGTGTCAATGCCCAAGAATTAACTGCGGTATTCCAATAAAAGCCACTGTGCGCTCTCAGCTTGCCTTTTTTATAGCCCTGCTCTAAGAGGGACGGAAGATCGGGGCGGATGTGTCTGGGATGGTCAATAAGACAGTCTTCCCGTGAAACACTATAATGTATGACAGGGCGCACACCACGCCAGCTATCAATAACCCTTTTAACACGATCGTCATTCGCTTCAATATATTCTCCAGTTTTAATCCAATGATGGTGAATGTCTAGCACCAGGGCACAGTCCTTGACTAACTCAATGCTAGAGTCAATGCCCCAGGTCATTTCGTCATTCTCGATGGTAAGACAGTTGCGGGCCTCGGGTGTCATTTTGCTAAGAGCATCACGAACCCCCTGTGGGCCTTGCTTGCCCGAAATATGCACATTGATCTTGAAGTCTTGGAATGTTTGACCATAGCCCATCCAGCGAGCCATGTCCACATGATACTCAAACTCTTCTATTGAGCGTTCTACTATGCCCGGGTTAATAGACGCCAACACGCAAAACTGGCCAGGATGAAAGCTGAGCCTAACATTATTCTGCCTAGCCACATCACCCACCCTGGCAAATCCTCTTTCTGCAAATGCTCTAACATCGGACTGCCGCCAAAACCACTTCCAACTAGGCTCAGTGTATACAGGAAGTATATCACTTGAGAGTCGTACCATTCTAAGATCTTCATCTAGTGTTCCCACCCTGCTGACTAATTTGTAGCAGGCTTCTATGTTTCTTTCCATCAAGTCCCAAAGTCGCTGTTCTGCTTCTTGGGGATGTTCACGCAACCACCTAACTGTGGTAGAGCCTGTATTTAAGTCGCGATCAACAGCATTGATTTTCATGCCGTCGACTTCGGAAGGATCATTGATCCATTTGCAGGCAAAGCCCAGTCGCTTAATCATTAGATAATCCTGAAATAAGAAGTTCACGTTCTGTCATATAGGCCACAGGTTTGAGCCAACCGTGGTTAATACATTCAGCAATAAGATCTCGATAATTTTCCGGGCATCGTTGACTAATTTCAAAACCAGCTCTAGGTGCAGTAGTGAATTTATCATGGATATGAAATCGAGAATCACTCTGTTTGATTGTGCGAATTTGACTGTGATGTGTAGTAAATGTCATACTACTAGTATAACATCATCACCGCCAGTTGTCA